ATTAATGACACTAGCTACTGGACTTACTGCGTTTAATACTTTTTTAAACATACCCATATCACACCATCCTTCCTCTAGTCTTACCTCTAACTGCGCAACCGTCGCCTCGACTAACAGATCCACCATCAGCCATCTTCTTGACTTTACCACCGTAAGCCATCTTCTTAGCTTGCTCTTTAGTAGGCATATCCATACCACCATACTTTTGCGCATCTTTTTTATCTTCTGCCTTAACCCTTTTAGCCATTTCGCGACCTTTGGCTTGTCCTAGCCCAGGGCCGTCATACATCCCAGCTTTTGACTCGGCTCTAATTTTTGCTTTTGTTTTTCGTGTTTCTTTATCTCTTCGGTATATTCTGTCAGCAGACATATTAATCCTCGTTGCGTTTAGCCACTAAGCGGCATGTAGAAATAAAATAATTTTGATCGTATTTACTTTTCATAACATTGACATCTTTATGAACTAGTTGAATATTACTCAAAACGTATCCTTTGTTGCTATCTATTCTATCTATTGAGGCAGTATGGTTGCGTCCTATATCTGCCCAACCTATCGGTAACCCTGATAATTTACAAACTTTATTTTGCTCTTCATACAACTTCCAAACTTCTTCTACCTCTATATCCCACTTAATCCCTCTTGCCTCTGCGCCTCTTTGAAATGCGTAAAACCAAGAAAGTTTAAGTTGTTTATAAGTGTAATATGGCTTTGTATTATTTACTATTGCGGAACAAGCTCTACATCGTTTGTTAAGTAAAAATGAATGTATTGCATAATTCCTACGTAAATAAGATTGTTCAACACCACAATGCCCACACTTCTTATACCATCTTTTGCCCCTTTTGGTTACACCTTTGGGGGCAATCATTACATTACCACTTTACTTTATCAGCCCAATAAGCGGCTGACATCTTGCCCTTCTTTATGTTCTTTCCGTGTCTAGCTTTAAACGATTTACGTTTAGCCTTCATACGTGCAGATTCCCCAGCTTTAGGTTTCCCCGCTGTACTAGCGCCTTTTTCTCCAAAACGAATAATTTTTTCTTTACCACCTTCGCACGCCTTTACTACATGAGATTTTTTTGCGTGTCCTGGAGTACCTCTAGGCTTGTTACAAGCCATAGATTTTTTATTAAGTTTTTTACGCATTATTCACTTCTCTCTAACAATTTCACACGAACTTTAAGGTCATGGATATGCTCTAGCATTTCTTCTTTCAACTCTTGTCGCGCAAAAGCGTTGCCTGGGCTAGGAACTATTACTCCAGACGGGCTTATAAGTTGCATTTGATTTGCTCGAATTAGTTGAATATCAGACTGGATTTCACCAATAGAAGAAATGACCCACCACATAGCCGCCAGCAAAACTGGAACTAAACTAGCCAGCGCCTTTGGTAGGTCAAAATTTCCCACAGTTTATCCGTGAAACAACGTAACAGCGGCGGCCCCGTTAATATCTACGAAAACACCGTTGTCGCATAAAATACCTTCACCAGGAATATCCACAGTATGTTGCCCCACAACGTCGGCTGGCAATGTAAGTACTGCAGTACCAGAAGCGGCGGAAGCATTATCGTAGAAAATAGGGGCTGTACCCACCGTAGATACAGAATAAAAAACCCCTTTAATCCGTGTTCTAGCAGTAACTAAAGCGCCATCACTCCCTGCTCGATAAGCAGCTTTTACATCATATTGCATGAGCTTCTCCTATTAGCCAGCTGAAACTGTTAAAACACCTGAATCGCTATAGAGTTGCCCTGCGACTGATGGGTCTGCAGTAGGAAGATTTGAGAAGATAACGACACTGTTTGTGCCATCATAAGTAATTGAAAAGTTTTCTGTCTCTACACCAGTATTGGCGGCGACAGTAATATCTTTGAAGCCGTTCTCTGATCGAACTGGGCCTTGAAAAGTAGTATTAGCCATTGTAAATCCTTTCGTGTAATAGCACTTCTTATATCGTCTCTATTAAGTCTGCTAGGTCAGTCGATATAAGTTATATGTATCCTAGTACGTACAGTATAGATTAAAAAAGGGGGGCTTGTAACCCCCCTCCCTTGTTGCTTTGTTATGCGCCTTGTGAGCCAAACATACCAAGTGGATCAGACCACCCGAATGAATAACGTTCACGAGCCTTATAACGGACATTACCTGTGTCGAAGTCCCCGTCCATAGAGTTTGCCATAGGCGAACGAACGAAGTGCTTCATACCATTTGGTACGTCAGTTGTAAGGAACCAAGCATCGGTATCTGTCAAGAAGTGGTTAACTTTGTAACCCTCTGGAATAGAACCGTTGTTTGCAAGTGCATTGATATCGTTGTCTGCCGTACCAACTCGTCCCTCAGTCTCTAAGAGTCTGGTAGCAACGAACATTAGGTTTGGTGGAACAACAAGTTTACGTGGCTTAGCAGCAATCAGTAGACCACGCTCATCTGTCCATCCAGCAATTTGGATAACAGCTGCCTCTAGAGAAGTCTCGTTAAGGTCAGCCTGAACAGCTGGGGTGTTACTGTTTGTGCCACCAGAAACTAGCGGGTGTGCAGTAGAAAACAGAGGTACTCCGTCTCCACCATTTACACCAGCGGTAAAACCACTGTTAAGAATACCAGCAGCTTTAGTTTGCTTAGTGAATGCCATAGCACGAGCCAACGCTTTGGTGTAACGAGATGACAATGAGTCATACAAGTTATCCTCAATGGCTTCCTCAGTAAGAGAAAAACCAAGCGAAATGGTTTCGTGATTATAGCGTGCAGTCCAAGCCTCTTGCGCATTGTCGTAAGCAATAGACGTACCTTCATTTTTCACTGGCGCAGCAGCAAATCCTGATAGCTTTGTCTCTTCCTCAAACGAACGCTCAGAAGTCTCGGTTTCAAAAATCTCCTTATGCTCTTCACCATAACGGTCATATTCCATACCGAAAAGGGCGTTAAGACCAGGAAGGAGTTCCTTTAGTAGTTGGGCGCGTGAAATAGCCATTTACATTTCTCCTTATAGGCCAACGTTATTCGTCATCTGGTGAGCACCTGGATTGAACTTAACAAGAACATCCGGGAAAGCATCACTAGCTGGCGAAACATGAGCGACGATACGGAACGCAGCTGCTGTAGTTACAACAGTAGCATCCAATGCTGAAGTTGAATTGCCAGTAGCAGTATTACCAGTACTAGTACTTTGCGCAGCGGCAAAGAACGTATTAGCACCGATAACAGTCTGAGCACCAGCACCGTCTAATTGTGCTTGGAAAAGCACATCGGGATCGTCAACAACATATGCTTTAATATCATCACCATTAGCAGTACCTGTTGGATAATATTGAGCAAAGATCGTCTGACCTTGAGCATTCACATACTCACAACCAACAAATACACCAATGGAACCAACACCTGTGGTACCACTAATACTGTTAGTAGTGAGATCAGCGCCAGTGCCTGTAGCTAGTGCAATATAACCATCCGCACCGATAATGACAGCCTGACCATAAAATAGGTTAGTTGCCTCACCAGCAGGGTCGATTAGATATGAACTAGTAGCGCCAGCGTAAGGCATGCCATCGGCACGACGTACGGGCTTAAGCCCGTAAGGGGCAGCTGTAGTAGCCATTATATAACCTCTCTAAAAAATTATTTACCTTTACCGAATGACGTAGTAGAACGCTTTTCTTTAAATAAAGGCATTCGTTGATCATTCTCTCTCATAAAATTGTTGTCTACAGATTCCATTTGAGCTTGGTTTTGTTCCGCAAAGTATTCTCTACGTTGTTCAACCATCTCTTCAGGCATTTTGCAAAGCAACAAACCCGCGACCTCAATATTGTCTTTGAAACGACTATTGGGATCGACAAGCATTTGTAAATGTGGTTGTTCGCTAGCCAAAACAGGTTCCCAACCTTCTCGCATTTTGGACGAGACATTACGTGGGTCTTGTTGTCCTAACATTGCAACCCTAACCCAACGATACACGTACCCAGATTCTTTGTTTGGTTCTGGAAGTACTTCAGGACGTTTCCATTGTTTAGGTCTTTCCTGTGTTTCGCGTGATTCTAATTCGCGTGCAAGTCTAGTATCTTTACTATTATTAGCCATTTTGGTTCTCCAATCTCCTAAGTTCTTTAGCGTATTGTTCAGGTGTCAAGCCAAGTTTTTTAGCTAGA